GAAGATGAAATAACTACAGCACAGGCAGATGAGATAAAAGAAGCTGAAGAAGAAAAGATTGAAAGGCGACAAGAAGCCTTAGAGGAAAATATGGAGACTCCAATTACTACAAGTTTCACTGGTATGGATGGTAAAAAGATAAAAAGAAAAAGAAGAGGTAGAGGTTCTCTACTTACAAGTGGAAGTGGTGGTATGGGATTTAGCAAAGGCTTATCCTACTTTAATTAATAAAAGGTAATCTCATGGACTATGAAATGAAAAAGGCAGGTTCTGGTACTGAACTTGCGTCTTTGTATTTGAAAAGATACGAGAAGGCAAAGACAATAAGACAGAAATGGGAAGGTCTTTTCCAAGAGTGTTATGAGTATGCACTTCCTATGAGGGAAACTTTTTATTCTCAAAGCGTAGGCGAAAGAAGAGATGATAAGATATTTGATGAGACTGCTGTTGTAGGTGTTCAAGAATTTGCTTCAAGGCTACAGTCTGGTTTAGTTCCTAACTTTGCAAGATGGGCTGACTTTACTTCAGGTAGTGAAATACCTCCCGAACAAAGAGATGGGATTAATAATGAGTTAGATGAAGTAACAGACTATGTATTTGAAGTTCTTCAAAACTCTAACTTCTCTCAAGAAGTTCATGAAAGTTTTATGGATTTAGCTGTAGGTACTGGTGTTCTTCATGTTTCAGAAGGAGATGCTATTCACCCTGTTAAGTTCTCAGCGTTACCATTGCCTCATGTTGTATTAGATGTAGGTCCAGATGATAATGTTGACCATGTGTATAGAGAAAGAAATATAAGATATTCTGAAATTCCAGTTGTTTATCCTAAAGCCAAATTGCCAAATGAAATAACAGAGGCAATAGAAAAGAATCCAGAAGGAAAGACAAAGATACTTGAAGTAGTCTGTCGTAACTATACTAAGCCTAATCAAGATGCTTATTATTATCTTGCTATAGATTGTACTAGCAAAACAATAATTAAGAAGGATGACCTTAATGGTACTGGTTCAAATCCTTTTGTATGTTTCCGTTGGTCTAAATGTGCAGGTGAAGTTTATGGGCGAGGTCCTCTTATCAACGCATTAAGTGCGATTAAAACTACCAACCTCACAATTCAATTAATTCTTGAAAATGCACAGATGGCTATATCTGGAATATACCAGATGGATGATGATGGGGTTATAAACCCTGATACTATAAATTTAGTTCCTGGCACTGTTATACCTAAAGCACCTCAGTCAGCAGGATTACAACCAGTTAAAGCCGCAGGTTCTTTTGATGTGGGTAATCTTATACTTTCAGATATGAGATTAAATATAAAGAAAGCATTGTATAATGATATGCTTGGTAATCCAGATAGAACTCCTGCTTCAGCTACGGAAGTTGCTGAAAGAATGGCTGACCTATCAAGACGTATTGGTTCTGCATTTGGAAGATTGCAAGCAGAATTAGTTCAGCCAGTATTGCAGAGGGTTGTTTATATATTAAAGAAACAAGGCAGAATAAATATACCTACAATTAATGGTAGACAAGTTAAGGTACGTTCCGTTTCTCCATTAAGTCAGGCACAATCTAATCAAGATATAACTTCTATTGCTAGATGGTTAGAGCTTATTCAAAGTAGATTTGGACCTGAGATGGTAAACTTACTTATTAATTCTGAAGAGACAGCCGCACACCTTGCTAAGAAGTTTGGTGTTCCTGATACTCTTATTAGAGATTTAGAAGAACGAAAACAGTTAGTAGCAATGGCACAGCAAATGGCACAACAAGCACAGCAAATGCAAATGCAAGCACAGGCACAACCACAAGGAGAGCCTCAAGTTGAGCAAGGACAACCAAACTAACATTGGGTTAGACGGATACCCTAGAAAAAAAGAAGAAGATGAAAGAATAAGCATGGATATTGCGGCTTTATTTTCTACACCAAGTGGACAACAAGTAAGACAGTATCTTAAAAGCATTACCATTGAAGCTGTTCATGGCCCTGCTGTAACAGACGAAGTGTTGCGTCATGCAGAAGGTCAAAGGTATATTGTTGGCTTAATCGACAGAAGAATCAATCATGCGAGTAGGATGAAACAAAATGGATGAAGAAATGGAAGATAATGTTTCACGTGAAACATCTGAAGAAGAAAGAGACTTTGTAGTATCTGATGAGCAACAGGCACAGGAACAAAGGCCAGAATGGTTGCCAGAAAAATTTAAAACTGGTGAAGATTTTGCTAAGTCATATTCTATGTTGGAAAAAAGATTGAGTGATGGAGAGGATGGTTTTCGTGAGCAGTTCTTAGAAGAAATGCAAAGTGCTGTTAGTGAAGATGTTCCTGAAAGTCCTGATGATTATGAGTTACCTGAAGGCTTAGATTTAGAAATGGCGGCAGATGACCCTTTGTTAAATTGGTGGGCAAATCATTCCCATGAAAATCAATTTACTCAGGAAGAATTTCAAGAGGGCATTGAAATGTATAGGGAAGCATTAGAGGGAGCAGAAGGAGAAACTATTGATAGTGAAGCTGAGATAGCTTCTTTAGGAGATAATGCTCCAGAAAGACTTGATGCTGTTGAATCTTTTGCTAAAGAGTTTTTCCCAGAAGATGAGTTTAATGAGATAGCAGAACTTTGTGCTACTGCTAAAGGTGTAGAGGCTTTTGAAAGAATTATGCAAGCAATGAGCGAGGCTCCAGATATTCAGTCGCAAGCAACAAACAGTCTTGATGAAGAAACTTTAAGGCAAATGATGCGTGATGAAAGATACTGGAAGCAAGGTCAGCGTGACCTTAACTTTGTGAAAGAAGTAGATGAAGGATTTGAAAAGCTCTATAGATAAATTAAAATTAAAGAAGGGCGATTTAACTCTTCGCCCTTCTAAGATGAAAGATGTCATGCCTATCTATGAGAATATGCGTATTCAAGATATGCGTGAATGTTATATATGTGGTGTTGACCCCCTTAAAGCATTAATGATTTCTTTTAAAGATGATGAGGCTTATGGCTTTACTATTTTAAAAGGTGATATTCCAATAGCAATGTGTGGTGTTACCCCTCATATAACAGAAAAAAATGTAGGGCAGATATGGCTTCTTGGAACTAAAGATATAGAGAAAGTTCAGTATTCTTTTTACAAACATAGTCGAAAAGTAATGAGAATGATGCTTGAATCATTTGATATTGTTGAGAATTACATACCTAAATTCCATAGAAAATCTATAGATTGGATACAATGGTTAGGGTTTGAGCTAGATAATTACACATATTTTCACAATGAATACGAGTTTTTGCGATTTTTTCATTGCAATGTAAAAGAAAATAGTTTTTATAATGAAGAGTCAAGACCCACAATGCACTAAGAGGCCCATAAGGATAACCTTGTTGAAGTGACAAAATGGATAATCGTTAGACGTTGAAACATTAACTTTAACTAACGAGGTGTTATAATGGCGAATAGTATTAGTACAGCCTTTATTAAGCAGTTCGAGTCCGAAGTACACATGGCTTATCAACGTATGGGTTCTAAATTAAGAAATACTGTACGAACTGTAAGCAATGTTTCTGGTAGCGTAGTACGCTTTCAGAAAATCGGAACTGGTTCTGCATCTACAAAGTCCAGAAATGGCAACGTAACTCCAATGGAATTAGCACACACCACAGTAGAAGCCACAATGGCAGACTACTATGCGGCTGAATACATTGATAAGTTAGACGAATTGAAAACCAACATTAATGAGCGTCAAGCTGTAGCACAATCTGCGGCGGCGGCTCTAGGTCGTAAGACTGACGAACTACTTTATACTGCTATGGATGCAGGTGCTAGTGGTACTCAGATACATGACACAAGTTCTGCTCTTGAAAAAGCTGACTTGCTTTCATTGTTTGAGACTGTAGGTACTGCTGATATGCCAGAAGATGGTGGTCGTTATCTTGCAATGCACCCAAAAGGTTTTGCAGATTTGTTTGCTATCAATGAGTTTGCAAGTGCTGATTATGTTGGTCCTGCTAACCTGCCGTATGCAGGTGGTATCACAATGAAAGAGTTCTTGAGTTTCAAAGTATTCTCAACTTCTGCTGTGACCGCAGGTAAGAACATGGCTTATCATACGTCTGCTGTAGGTTTAGGAGTAGGTAAAGATGTATCTACAGAAGTAAACTATGTAGCAGAAAAAGTCTCACATTTAACCACATCAATGATGTCAATGGGTGCCGCTGTTATAGACGCAAATGGTATCTATGAAGTCCTTGATAATAACTAATAAGGAGATTTGATATGGCTTATGGTTCAGCTGGATTAACTCGTATGGCAGGAGGTGGTGGTCATAACATTTGGTTTTATGATTCAACAGACGCTTTAACTGCTGTTCGTGTGTCAGGTTATTTTAATGATGCCGCAGGAATGATGAATGTTGGTGACGTAATTTTCGTTTACGATAGTGACGCTCCAACTATGGGCATCTCTGTCGTGCTGTCTAACACTGGCTCTGTCGTTGACATTGCTGATGGTACAGCATTAACAGTTTCTGACTCAGACTAAGGAATAGGGGGAGCAATCCCCCTACACCAACATGGTAGATAGTACACATTCAGATAGTGCCATAGACCTCTGCTCAAGGGGTCTTATTTTAATTGGAGCAGAACCTATTACATCTTTTGCAGATGGAACAACTGAAGCTCTTGTTGCTGTTAATATGTACGAAGATATTGTTAGGTCTGCCCTTGTAAATACAAGGTGGAGATTTGCTACTAATCAGACACAACTTAACCTATTAACAGACGCACCAACAGGAAGGTATGACAATGCTTATCAGTTACCAACTGATAGTCTTATGGTTCATGCACTTACTGTAAATGACAATGTTATAGCTTATCAGCTATATGGAGATATGGCTTATGCGGATACTGCTGATTCTGATACTGTAATATGCGATTACACATTTAGGGCATCAGAACA